GCTTTTTACAAACGATTCATAGTCCATTAAAATATTCTCACTCATTACTAACCCTTCTTTAGTGGTGATAGAAAGCCGTTACACGTTTGAGCGTGTGGCGGTTTTTGCTTTTGATGCTCGCACTTTGTTGGACAAAGCTACTGCATCGGATTGACTTAATACCTTTGCACCTTGCCTGCGAAGTAATCGGGGATGCGTACCGTTGGCCATAGCGCGGTGGTAATAGTCCAATTGTGGGTAGCTCTTGGTTTCTATTGCAAAGCATGATTTTTCGGGAATTGTGAAAGCGTTCATCGTGGTGCAACCTTAGATTTAGTCTGATTCGGTGTACATGAATGCTGCTCTGGGTTTACCCGCACAGCATCATTCAGCATTTGGCGTTTGCTTTTAATACGGCCCATCTTGTCGAGTAGGGTAGATGGCCCTTGCCAATTGAAAGCGCTCTTTTGTTTAGGCTTTAGCACAGGAAACCTTTCGACTTCAACGCGCTGTGGTTACTGCCTGGGCGCTGGATCTGGTGAAACGAATCGCCCATGCCTACTTTGTAGGGTTCATAAGCTCGCTTGGCTTCTTTTGTAGCAGCGACGTTGCCAAGGTCCAGCTTGCTACGGCCTAGCTTTGTGATGTGGAAAGCTGATTCCGCTTCGTACAGCAATCCAGCTTCTACCATTGCGGCCAGGCGAGCTTTAGTGCTGTTATTGCGTGTTGTAGTGCTTTCCACATCCTTGCCGTTGGTAAAGTAGTCGGCCATGCGAGGAGCTTGGGCAATGATTGTGAGCAGGTTCTTTTGTGCAGGTGTGATTTTCATTGGTTTGCTTTCTGTTTTTGAAGGGTTAAGTGTTCGCGAAATGCTTTTGATTCAGCCTTCGTCATAAAGGTAACGGCAGCCGCTTGGACTTTGGTTAGCTTGATGCGTCCGGGTTTCTTTTTGTACTTTGTAGGTGCTCTATAGGTTGATATGGTGAAAGCGTTGTTAGTGCTTTTGGGCGTGCCATCTCTCCATTTATCCATTGTTATGCTCTTGTTTTTATAGCTGCTTACGCAGACTGGGCGGGGTGTATGGCCTTTTTTGGCTTGATTTTCAGCCTAGCAGCCGCACCGCGGACCTTATCGGCAATGGACTCAGGAAGTTGGTCAGCCCACGCATACACCGCGTGGCTTGATTTATAGCCCATAGCTTCAGCGGCTTTCTTTGGTGTGCCACCCAGTAAGTCGATTGCGTCTTGTTTTTTCATGTAAAACCTTTAAAAGTTGGTAAGCCTGAATTGTAAACGCTTTTGAAAGCAAATTACAACAAATTTAATTTATTTCTCACTCTTTGTTGAAATAAGTTACAATGCACTATCGAAACATGAAAGGATAGACATGAAAAAACGGCCTATTAGGGTGGAAGGTGAAATTGCATATGTACCACTTCCACGCGGACTCGAAGCAATCATTGATGCGGAGGATGCAGAGAAAGTTAATAGGCACAACTGGTTCGATAATGGAAGTGGCTATGCACAAACGAAAGTGAGATCCGGAAACGGTAAACGCAGGAACATCAGCCTGCACCGTCTGATAATGAACCCACCGAATGATATGCAGATTGACCACATACACGGAGAGACTCTAGACAACCGCAAATCACAATTGCGATTGGCTACATCATCGCAGAACTCGCATAACAAGGGCGTGCAAGCAAATAACAAATCAGGCTTTAAGGGTGTTACATGGGAAAAAGCGAGACGCAAGTGGAGGGCAAAAATAAAATTACACAATAAGAGGATTGACCTTGGCTACTTCGATACCGCTGAAGCCGCCCATGCCGCATATTGCGAAGCGGCACACAGATTGCATGGTGAATTTGCTCGAACAGCATAAAATCTTTTTACATTTATTTGTAAAATTTATGTGCATGGTGTTGAAAGTAAGTTACACTACATGCACACCAACCAAAAGGAAACGAATGAACTCTAAAACAATCCTCCAACGTGCCGCACACGCAGCGGCAGATCATGGCAGCGACGCACTCAGCCGCATGTCTTTTCATATAGGTGCGCTTGAATGTGAGGTGCAAGCCCTGTGCTTCACATTGAACGAATACACCCCAGTAGCCGAAGGTGTGGAAACAACATTCAATCACGCAGGCTGTGACCTTGTAGTCTTTTACGAAGCAGATTCTGATGGCGACCTTGACATCACCGGCGTGTTTGCTAACGGTATGGACATCACAGACCTGCTAATGGACACCTCAGCGATGGATGCTGTAATTGAGCATTGCACCGACCACGCATACGTCCAACGCAAACAGGCTGCCTACGACTTAGCAGAGCAGCAATGGGAAGCTAGGCGTGATGCGGATTTAGAACTATGACCATTGCAGAATACTTCGCCAGCCTGCCCTATGGCTCTATCAAAATATCGGCAAAAAAGATGGGCTACACGCCGGAATACTTGGGCAAAGTGATTAGCGGCTTGCGTAACCCCAGTTGCTACATGGCACGCGATTTGGTCACATTTTCAAACGGGCAAATTGACATCAACACCATCACTATTGGACTGAAAGGAAACCACAATGCGAGCAAGTAACACACACAGCGACAGCGGATATTCGGGGGCATTCTCTTGGTGGCGCAAAACTGGTCAGCACGTGAGTGGCTACGCGGTATGCAATCACACTGGGTTCCATGAGGGAACTGGCATATTTGATGCTGTGACCGATGATTTTGGAGACTTAGTAAAGGCTAGAAAATGACACACAAACAAACTAACGGCTGTGGCGGAAATTGCAATCAAGGACGCACATGCGACTGCTGCCCCAACGCATACCGCACACACTTCAATCACCTGGGCGAGCCAATAGAACAAGATCCGCCATTCGTGCTAACCGACTTGATCATCATTGCAATAGCTGTGATTGGTACGGCTGTATTGTTAGCGGGGGTGGTGTGACATTCATTCGCCTATTCATGATGTATCACCGATTCGGCCACACACCATACCGCTCCATTGTGCGAGCTTGGGAAACGATGCGGAGGATGATGTGAACCAATCCGACCTATTCGCAATTGCGATGGAATCAAACACAGCCTATCGACTTATGCAAGAGCTGTGCAAGCTGCTAGATGTTCCATACCCACCAGACCCGAACGACATGACGGAAATAAATGTAAAAGAATTGAAAAAAGCAGAGTAAAAGCGATTACAATTACGACTCAACAAACAAGGAAACCAAATGTCAATTGCAGCACTAATACTAGGTTCATCCGGTAGTGGTAAATCCACCAGCCTACGAAACCTAGACCCATCAAAGACGCTACTAATCCAGTGCATCAAGAAACCCCTTCCATTCAAGTCAGCAGGATGGAAAAAGCGTGTAAGCATGAAAGATGATGGCAACGTCATACAAACCAGCGACCCCGTACTAATTGAGAAAATCATGCGCCAATCACCACACAACATTGTTGTGATTGATGATTACCAGGCGGTTATGGTTAATTCACTAATGAACCGTAGCAGCGAGAAGGGTTACGACAAGTTCACGGATATTGCAAAAAGCGCATGGAACATTTTTAACGCTGCTGGAGACCTTGCAGACCATCGACGGGTGTACATAATGGCCCATACGCAAACCGACGACTTCGGACAAACGCGCATGAAAACCGTTGGCAAGATGGTTGACCAAACGCTAGTGCCTGAAGGTTACTTTACTATCGTTTTGCGCACTGAAGTTGTAAACAACACTTACAAGTTTGTCACCCAAACCAATGGGCAAGATTGTTGCAAGTCGCCAGTTGCGCTATTCAAAGACCTGCACATTGATAACGACTTAGCGCAAGTTGATCAAGACATTCAAGATTTCTACTCCATTCCACAACCCACTGCTTAACCAAAGGAAAAAGCAAAATGAACCTCGACGATATGACCTATGGCCAATTGAAGCAAATCGCACAATTGATGAATAACCAGATTGCACAGCCGCAGCAATCAAACAAACCGCACCCGTTTATTGGCAAATACGTTATTGCACGCTGCTATTCGGCAGGCGTACACGCCGGGACTGTTGATAGCGTAGACGGTGAGGCTGTGATTCTTACAGATTCGCGCCGCTTGTGGTCGTGGAAAGCTAAGGATGGAGTGGCGCTTTCAGGCGTTGCCCAAACAGGAGTGCAATCGGGTTGCAAAATTGACGTTTCAAACCCAGAGATTTATCTCACTGGTGTGTGTGAGTTGATTCCATGCAGCGCAGCAGCCAAGGAGTCTATTGATGGCTTCAAAAAATAAACCGTTTACCGATGGCGATGGCGATGGCTATGGCGATGGCGATGGCGATGGCTATGGCGATGGCTCTGGCGATGGCTATGGCTATGGCGATGGCTCTGGCTATGGCGATGGCTCTGGCTATGGCGATGGCTCTGGCTATGGCTATGGCTATGGCTCAAATTAGATAATCAACAAATTTTTAACAAAGGCAACCATGTATAACCTCGACCCAAACGCAGCACGAAAAGCTGACACGCAAGGCAACCAAATCAAAGAGCTGGGCAAATACATCGGCTCTATCACCCAGGCGGAAGACATCACTGCAAAGAGTGGAACCAAAGGGCTTAATCTGCACTTCACCAGCGATGCAGGACAAAAGACCAAGGTTTCTATCTACGTTGAAAAAACCGACGGTACTAAACTGAGCGGCTTCTATTTGCTCCAAGCTCTGATGACGTGCTTGCAGCTTCGCAGCTTGTCACCAAAACACGGCACTGTGACGGTTTACGACTACGATCAGAAAAAAGACGTAACAAAGCAAGCAAGCATTTTCCCAGAGCTATGCAAGCCAATCGGCTTCTTGTTGGGCACTGAGGACTATCAAAAGCAAGATGGTGGCGTTAGCAGCCGCATGGTGTTGCGTGGAGTGTTTCAGGCCAGTACAGAGCTTACAGCAAGTGAGATTCTCGACCGTAAGACTGTGCCGGAAGCTCTGCCCAAAATGGTGGCGGCGCTTAAACATAACCCGCTAAAGACTGCACCAATGGCACAGCGTACGCATGCGGCAATGCCTGATGATCAGTTTTTTGACAGTTCAGAAGAAATTCCCTTCTAGCAACTGACTGATTTTTGGCACTGGTAGCCTCTGGGGTTTCTTGGGGGAGCGCACTACCAGTGCCAATTTTATTTCTAAATCTTTTACAAACGCTAGTAAATTCGATTACACTATAAGCACACAAACAAAAGGAAACCAATGTCATCACTTTTTAACCTGTCCAATCAGTACCTAGAACTAGCCCACACACTCGCAGAGCTGGATCTAGATTCGGACACAATCGCTGACACAATCGAGGCAAGCGGTATTGTTGACGATCTCGCCAAAAAGGCTTCAGGCATCGAATACGTCGCTCGCAGTGCAGAGGCTAACCACGCAGCGATTGACGCAGAGATTGCACGTTTGCAGGCTCTCAAAGCGCATCGCACAAAGATTGCAGCGGGTTTGCGGGAATACATCTTGCAGAACATGCAACGAATGAACATTGAGCGCATTGATTGCCCATTGTTCACAATGAAGATACAAAAGAACCCAGCGAGCGTAGATGTGTATGACGAACGAAGCATCCCGGCTGACTTTTTTGTCACGCCAGAGCCACCGCCTGCCCGTGTTGATAAAAAAGCACTAGCAACCGCTATGAAGGTAGGAACAGAGATACCAGGCGCACGTATGGTGCAAGGCGTGAGGCTGGCTATCAAATGAAAGTCACACGTACAGATATGATGCGCCAGTTGCTGCGTGAAGATGACTTGACCCCATTAGATTTAGCGATGGCGGTCGGATGCCATAGAAGCATGGCACAACACTTAATAAGTAAGGAAATGGCAGCGGGTAATGTGAAGTTTGTTGGGTACGACAAAAGACCAAGGTCACGCAGCAAACTTTACGCATGGGTGGGCGATGATGATCTAATAACAATGGCAAAACGTGCCGCTGATTACCTGGAAGAACATGCAAAAGACCAATTGGGCCAGTCTATTGCCAATCACATTCGGAGGATGACATCGTGATGACTAATTGGTTTCCAACTGGAACCGCACCTGTGCGGGACGGGTGTTATATCGTTCGACGTCCTAATTCAACATGCCAGCATTTTTGCCGCTGGGACGTGAAAACTAAACTCTGGTACAGCGCAGGATCAACAGGGCGCAGTACATATGACGTTATGGGATGGAGCAATGGTGTAGATACTTACGAATGGCGCGGCTTAAATAAGCCAAGTGCAGTATGAGAAAAACAAGCGCGTACGCTCGCAAACGAAAGCTAGCTAAACCATCCGATGGATTAGAGCCAATGCGACTGCTAAACATTGCACGTCAATATGAGCCAGGCGAGATGCTACAAGAGCATGTAATCACTAAGGCTGCTTACATTCGTTTGCGCGATGGCTACGGTAATGAACCTGATTTTGACAGGGTGAGCATGATTCTCAACGTAGGACTATTGCGAGCAGAGCAGATTGATCAAAGCCTAGTTGAGACGATGATACGTGGACAAAACGCAATGGCGCGTATGCGTGACCGATATATGCGAGGCTTGGCGTTTGGATGTGATGCGCAGGGGCTGCAAGACATACCAGAGGCACTAGATACCTATGAAGTAATCATGGATGCAAGCTCACCACTTCAAATGATGCAAGCCATTCAAGGCGCATACAAGCGTATTACGAATGGCGAAGTTATAGAGATTATTAGATAAACACAAGGAAACGATATGCACAAAGAACTAATTGAACGACTACGTGCAGGTAGCGGTGGAATGAAGCACTGGCAAGAATTGGAAAGTGAAGCTGCCGATGCTATCGAAGCGCTGCAAGCCACTGCCACCGAATACCAACAAGCCGCCGACAAGATGGCAATGGAACACAAGATAGAGCGTGACACACTACGCCAGCACATCAAACACATCGGGAATGACGCTCTGCGAAGTGAGAACCACGAACTGCGCCAGCGACTAGCCGAAGCTCAGGCGCTGATAGAGGCCAGCAGAAAGCAGGAGCCTGTAGCTTGGTTTGAGCTTAACGAGTCATTAGACGCTTGGTTTCTTGCTTACGGCTTCAATCCAAAAGGAAAGACACGCCCACTCTACGCCGCCCCAGTGGTTGTATCGGGTGTGCAGCGTGATGCGGAGCGTTGGGAAAAGCTATGTGAACTTTTGAATGCCGATAAAGCAACAGTGAAGTTTTATACAGGCTCGGAAGTCAACTACTCCGCTGGGCTTTACAACGAAATCGACAAAGCTATGAAAGGCGCCGAATGACGTACACCGCAACACCAACAGTATTCGAGATTCACGACGACGAAACGAATGAGTTTGTTGCCCGTGTAAGCATGTTTGACGAAGGAGGTGCAACGATTGAACTCAAAAGCTGCTTTGATCGAACCACGTTCGATGCAATCGTACCCAGCTTGCAATATGCACTTTCAGCTATGAATTTGGATGGTGACAAGTGACCCGCCCAGACAGTCCTTGCATTGCAGTATGCGACACGCTCTATGCGCCAACCCACTGCTCAGGATGTGGCCGCACCATCCAAGAGGTAGCCAACTGGGTGATTCTCAGTGAAGCAGAAAAGGATGCAGTTTGGAAGCGTATAGAAACCGAAGGCACAGCCAAGCGCTTTACCACCTACAAGGAGCGAGCATGAAAGACCGCATAACCGTCACATTTAGCCTAAACCTTGCCGACGCTGCACAGTGGCAGAAAGTAGGCGGTGCAAAGTGGCTCAGAAAGAAGCTACGGGGGATGAGGTCTATCGGGGTAGAAAAGAAACTACGCGACAAGGCGATGCGCGAGGCTTATGCAAGTGGCCAAAGTATCCTAGCCATTGCCGATAGCTTCAAAGTGCATAAATCGACGGTGCGAATGGCGCTAAAAGTCTGATAGAATCAAACCAACACGGCCCCCATCAAAAGCACTTCGGTGCAATTGCTTGGGGGTTTTTTCATTTTGATGCTACGCCCTTGACTTTTTCAACTGAGCGCAAGCCACCGATGCCCAATAAGCCAGTTACTACAACCCATAATAAATCACTATTCACATCAGGAGGTTCTGGCCAGCCTTTGATTCGGGCAACCCATGTCAATATGGGCTGAATGATGGTTGCGTAGCCAAAACCGAAGCCTCCTATCCACATAAACAATGGCCTACCGCCAGCAACAAAAAGAGACGGGTGCGCAGCCTCTTTTGAATTTATCTCAAGCTGCGCGATTACTTGCTTTAATTCCCCGTCAGCCGCCATTCTCACCAGTTCCATTTCAGCAGCAGCTTTTTTTTCCGGGTCTGGAACGAAGCGTTCTAGCAGTGTTTTGCCAATTTCAAATATTGGGCCTAATAGTAATGGGTTCATGTTGTGTATGCCTTCGTTCCGTCCTGATCGATGATCAGAGCTTGCTTGCGTGGCTTGTCGCTGAATGAAATATGTACCCATCCGCCTCCATGCTTATCAAACTCGCGGATTACTTGGTCATATTTTATTGTGCTACCAACAATGGCACGGACAATACGATCCACATTACCGAAAGTAGGGCAGGTGAAATCAACCGCTTCCGCTTTTACGTGCTGGCTAGTATTCTTTGAGCCTAATGCAGCATTAAGAGCAAGGCAACGGTAGCCGCTGCTAATATGAATTGGATGCGAGCGAAGTAGCGATCTAACTTGCTCAAGTCCTTCGGCGGTTCTTTTTGCGGGTGCATATAGCTCTAGCGGAATATCGTTATTGATCCCCAATCTGGCAGCTGTCTGAGACTGGGAAAATTCTTCAATAGTAAAGTGTGGGGATAGTTGGGTCATTTGAAACCATGCGCTTTCATGTAATCAAGAATTAGGATACCCAATCCTACTAGACCGGACCACACTAAACCAGCCAGCGATTTTTCAATAATGGCTTTGCGGATAGAGGCGCGGTCGGTTTGCTCTTTAATGGCAAGCCTAACCCATTGTTGTTCTTGTTCTGTTAAGCAGGTGGGTTGATAGTGAACCTTGAGAGCGTCAATAATTGAGTTTACTAAATGCTCATGTGTGCCGCTGCGTCTCTCGCCGCCAGAATATGGTTTTTTAGCGTCTGTCATTTTTCAGAGATAGGTTGAGTGGTGATAACGCGCAAGATGGCCACAATAGCAGCAATCACTTGTAAGGCAATCATCTGCTGGATCGGTGTGAGGTTAAACACACCGATGTACTGCGCAAACAGTGGCAGGATTGCCAGCAGAATCGCGAAGATGATGGTGCGGGATTTTAGGAGTTTGATTAAAGTTTGCATATGATTACTCCAATGGTTGACCAGAAGATGATTAGGCCGAAGGCTATTAAATTGAATATGGTTTTGTTGGTCATATCAATTAACTAAAGTCCCAGACCAGAATGTTTCAAGCAAACCAGAACCCTGAACACCTACAGTCTTGGTGCTACCACCCACCAATAGGTAAGCTGTTGCAGTTTGTCCAGCGGTCATTTGGCAAATGGTAGAGAGCGATAAAGCACAGTTCCCGCTTGCGCTTGCTATTGCCGCAGGAGAAGGCTGAATGTAGTAATTTGCACCCCCAGCCAAAAGCCTAACCCACCCAGTTGTATGACCTGCGCCAACGTTATTTAGCTTTAGAGTAATATCGAATCGATAGATTCCGTCCAGCGGTGCGGTGAAAGTTCCAGCAGTGTGGTTATTCGACTTATCGAATTGCTCAGAGTCGAAAGCAATAAATACTTCTGTACCGTCACCTGTCACATTTGTGGTTGCAGTGGACAACGATGAAAGAAAAGCTGGCTGATTAGCTGCGGTAGATACCGAACCTATTCGACTCGTACCGCTGTTGCTCTGTATCGCTCCATTTCGTGGATTGGTCACAGTGCTGTTGTACACGTTGCCTTTTAGTTTTCCGAATATGTTGGTCCCAACCGCACCCACTAAATACAGTGAGTTGTTAGACCCATCTGCGTAATTTATATTTCCATATACGTCCATGTTTTCACAGCCCTTGAGGAGCACACCTGTGTCATCGCTACTTAAAAAAATCTGACCGCTTTGTGCTTTGGCTGCGAATGGGTCGCAAGTAACAACCACCGCTTGTCCGTCACATCCTCGCGCTACCGCATGAATGCTAAAGTTTATGGCTGGCAAATCTGAATATCCGTTTGGAGACTCCGTAAATGCTGTATCTACCATTACACCATTACCTGCTGTGCCTTTACACCCCTCCACTATTACGTCAGCAGAAAAGTCAACACAACCCAAGAATTTAACAATGGCATTGTCAGCAGGCGTATTTATATTTTTGTAAACCCCTGTTACTCGCAACGATTTACAGGCATCGTAGAAATCTATACGTGAATCAGTGTTTTTGGCATCAAACTCTGTGAAATCTGCCGTGATGTTGTAGGAGTTTTGACCTACCAAAACACAAGCCAAACCGCGACATGCTGTGAAAGAAATATCACGCGCATATCGCAGGTTTATATGCATGTTTTCAAAAGTAACGCCAACGAATTTGATTCCGCTTACGGGTGTTATCTTTTGAAATTGCAGTGCTGTCGTGCTTGGGTAAGCGTTGACCGTACCAGCCATCAAAGTGAAAGCTGAGGCCGTTGCAGTTCGAACTAACGCAAGTTCTTTCCTGCGCGTCTGCCGTAGGTTTGACGTACTAAAATTTGCGTAGGTCCGAGCCTTATCTCCAAACGCATCAGCCCCGCCCTCGGTGTATGCGTCTGTCGCATCTGTTGGGAAGTTTGAGAGCAGAAGCAAATCATTTGCAGCAAAGGAATTTGCCAGAGTGAAGCTGCTTGCAAACTCAGCAATCGTAGACCCGTAGCCAACACCAGAACCCAAGGTCCCCCACAGCTTCATGTATGCAGTGGGCTGGCCTTGAACGGATACAGCGGGACCAATGATTTTCCCCGGCCCATACACCAAGGTGTTAGAGCAAGCGGACAAATCTAAAATTGTGGAGGATGAAACACTAATGTCCGAGTCAAGGTACAAAGCACCACCAGCAGCGGCTGTAATGGCTTGTTGAAACGTGCTGTACTCGCTGGCGTAGGTTATCTTTCTTTGATGCGCTTGCACCGTAGTAGCAACCGCACCAGTGCCAGCGGGTGTGTAAACAATTCCACTAGCGTTAGGGCTTGTACCAGATCCAGCAGGAAAGCTATATACCAAAACGCTTTTTTTATCTTCTACACGAAGCGAGAAATTAACCCCATCAATATAAAGCTGCGCAGGTGATCCAGCGTTGTAAACATAGCCGTTTACCGTTCGTAGTGGGTTGGGTGCTACTTGCGTTAAAGCGGCATCAAAATACACGTTTACCGGGTTGGTGCGTGGGTCTAGATTAGTAGTACCGATCCAAACATAACCATTGTCCAATGGAGTGCCATCAGAATCTGCGAATATTTGATATGGGACTTGAATAGATAAGGCGCTCATGGAGTGGTTCCTGGTTTGTAATTCAATGCGCGAGTAATGCGCTCTTTAATCTTGCGGTCTGTAATCTCATCGCGGAGAAATTTGGCCCCCTGCACTATTGGAAACGGTATGCCCGTAACCGTCCCAGCGATTGCACTCTCTGCCATTAGAGCCATAATAGTACGGCCACTGCCTGAGTTATTTATCGATGTAAGCGGGGGTGTGCTTTGGATGTATTTTAGAACCTGATTCAAATTGCGCACTTCCTCAGCGGATTTTTTACCAAGCACTAAATCAAGTTTGCCATTCTTGTCCAATGTTTTGATTGTTTTGTCTAACTTTGCCGCAGATATAACTGGAAGATTATCCGAACCAATGCCAGACTCTGCGCTGTCCATTAAGTGACGAACCGTAGCGCCTTGTAATTCTTTCCATGCCTGCTGACCTTCGGGGATGGTGCCAAATACCCGCTTGATATGCTGAATCTCAGACGGGCGAGCGCTAAGGATGGTCTTTTGAAATACATCTTCAATCGGCACCTTTGCGTCAGACATGCCCTTTTTTTCTAACAAGAGATTAGCCACAATAGCGCGGTTTTCGTACTTTTGAGCTTGTCGAGTACGTTGCGCACGCATAGCGCTTGTAATGCTCCCGCCAATTGGGTCGCCAGCGGTATCTATCGAGCTTTTCAGCATGGATGCAAGGCGCTTGTCATTGGGTGACGCTGCCCCCATCGCTGATACTGATTGACGGAAGTCTTCTAGCTTTCCCAATGTTGTAGGAAGTGGAACCAATCCGCCTTTTTCGTCTAATGATGCAATGCCAAGTCTTACGGCGTTTTGACGTGCTGTGTCAGTGATTCCAGTGATACCAGATACACCTACGGGTTGTTCATTGATAAACCCAATAACAGGTGAAACGTCAACCTCCATTGCAGCCTCGGGGGATGCCCTGAAAGCGTCATACATACTACGGGTTTTTGCTTTTTCTGCTTTGTAGCCACTCATTAGAGTATCGACTGCTTTGATTCCAGTGTTTGACAGGTCGCCTGTCTCTGCGCCTGTATCGTCTAATACTTGCTCAAATTTTGACAATGCAGCGCGGTTGTTTTCCTGTTGACGCTCTACAAATTGAGCCTGATACTTTGGCGTTTTGGCTTTTTCTTTTTCCCATTCGAGCAGCTCTTGGCTGCGCTTCATCTCACCTTCGGATAACTTCAAACCAGCCATTTCAGCTTCTGTTGCCCTTTGAAGCTCCAACGGTGTGGCTTGTGACCCTACGGCAGAGCGTAGGTTTTGCTTGGGCGTATCGGTCTTGGCAGAGAATCCAACGGCCTCGCGCACTGTGGTTGGTATGTTGGCTACTGCCTGGCCTGCTTTTTGAACCACTGGCACTGCACGCTCTGCCATTGCAATAGCGGGCAAAGCGGCCTGCCTTACGCCTTGGGCGAGAGTTGTACCCAATGGGCCAACGATAGGGATAAATGGCGGGATTGACTGCAACGCCTGGCCTACGCCTTGGACTATCTCTTGGCCAGCTTGCCCCCTTGGTGCGTAGGTAAGTGCAGCGGCTCCTTTGGTTGCAGCTTGTTCTACCAGTTGGTTAGCCTCGCGCGTTCCGAAAGTACCGCCTAGGATAGATTGAGCAATGCCACCCAATGCGCCACCCATCATTCCTACAGTTCCACCAATCGCACCAGTTCCGAGCGTGAGAGCGGCTTCACCAGCGCCAAAGAGTTGCTGGCCTATGCCGGGTTCCTCAATCGGTGTTTCTGTGCCATTCACCTGAGTGTCTGGGATAAGGTTTGCTGGTGACTTTTTGGCCGCTACGATTTGAGCGCCAAGGATGCGGGCATACTCCATGTTTCCAGAATCATAGGCACGCCTTAGACCTTCCTCAAGTTGCACCATAGTCGCCATTATTTGACCCCCAGCTCTTTTAGGATTTGGTCAGTAGTCAAGCCGCGAGCCTTGGCTGACGCTGGTGCTGATGGTGTATCCGCAACTGTTTCAGGTACGCCGTAGCGGTCTGCCAGTGTTTTTCGAGCCTTTAGCATCAAGCGTTGCGCCTCTTTGACATTGTTTAGCAATTGCTCTGGAGACTGTTTAAGGCTGAAATTTTGCAGAGCAGCGGCCAGCTTTTTGCCTTCGTTTTCAGACAATGCGCCTGTGCCCTTCATTTGCGGAATCTGGGACAGAAACGCCTGAGCGTCAAGGTTTTCAATGAGCGACTCAAAGTCTGCTGTTGATTGAAACATCGTGGGAATTCGTGATGACATTGGCCCAGCCGCCGAGCCGACTACGCTTTTTGGCGTCGCCAAAATTCGATCAGCAGTATTCAGCAGGTTGTCAATATTGAATCGAGAGTTTTCAACTTCAGCCACCTTTCCTCGTAATGTATCGTCTCGTTTTTGCGTTAACTCGCCCAACTTCAGTTGCAACTCTTGCCGCTTGATTGCGTTTCCTTCTCTTGAAGTTGCCGCATTCATAGCTGCGATTTGAGAATTTTGCTTTGCAATCTGAATATCGCTTTGCAACTTTGCAATGTCCCATCCGCCTTTTTGTAAGTCTTGCGCCGCTTTGGATTCTGCAAACTTGGCTGCAACCGCTGCCGATTGCGCTTTTGATTGCGCCTCTGTCAATGCTGATGGCTGCAACTCCGCCGCTCGCTGTTCTGCGCCAAACTTTCCAGCGGCTTCAAACATCTCTTTTGCACCTGGCAGTGCAGACACGATAGAGGATAAGCCCTTGAAAGCCATAGCTGGGCCGTCTTTTTCAGCAGAATCAGCCAATCGCTCATAAAGTGCAGCCTCCTCTTGGTCGCCGCTATTCTTTTCACCCTCTGCGCGTTTCCTTAATAGCTGAATAGCCACTGTTGGGTTGTTTTGCAGAGCGGATAGCACCTCAGTGTTGAATTTAAGAGTGCCTTGCTGTTGTTCTTTGCTCATGCCCTCTAAATAGGGTTGCATAGCCTTGGCTTGGCTCTCAGGTATGAAAGAAGCTAACTCAGCCGCATCGCGCATCGTTGGGTTGGGGTTGGAAAAGAACTTCCGGCGTGCTAATTCAGCATTCTGCGCCTGTTGCATTAGAGCCTGTTGCTGTTGTAATGCTGCCTGTTGCTGTTGTGCTTTGAACGCTTCTTCGCGTTGCTGTGCTTGAATGCCTTGAATAGTAGCTCCAAGCTGCATACCTTGCAAAGCGGCTTGAAACGGGTTTTTTGTCTGCGATGTGTAATCGATTGGTCCCATGTGTGTTCCTTAGAATATTCCGAGCTTGGACAATGCCGCATTGCCAGCGGATCCAACGCCTCCAACATCTTGGAATGAACCTCCTTGTTTTCCAAAGCCGCCAAGAATATTAGCCAAGCCAAACCCACCTTGGATAGCGTTTCCAAATTGATCCTGAGACAATGCGCCAACCGCTTGAGCGGAGCCTTGTTTACCCATTAAGTTGGCAATGTTCGCGCCAGTTTGCATGCCAGCGTTACCAACTCCAGCCGCTGCATTTTGGCCCAAACTTGTAAGCCCACCTAAGCGAGCATATTGGTCTTGGATTGTCTGTGCAAGTAAAGCCGGGCGAAACTGAGCCAATGCAGCTTGGGTGTTTCCACCTCGTAGCCCACCAGTTGCCGATGCGTTTTGCAGCACAGCATTCTCGCCCTGTTGCAACATGGCGGTGTATTGTGGAGAGCCTTGAAGGGCTGAGATAGCGCCTTGCTGTGCAGGTGCACCAGATAGGCCTAGTAATGCCTGTTGTTGGCTTAATGCGCCTTGTCCTGCCTGTGAATAGGGTTGTAGGAGTTGTTGAATGGCATCGAACTGCCTGCGCTGCTCATCAATTCCACCCTGCGCGGATGTTGATTGAATGTTAGCGGCTTGGCTTGCTGATTGTTGGCCTTCAAGCGCACCGCCTAAAGATGATCCAATCATGCCGCCCAATGGCCCACCGCCTAGAAAGGTTCCGGCTATGCCACCAATTGCTGAAAGTAAACCCATTGGACAATCCTTTATTCAAGATGCCGCTGGTCGCAAATATTCTCAGCGGTCACATTTTACAACATTAGGTTATTTCTCTGCCAGAGATTCGCAAAGTGATTGAACTCGCTGCACTGGCAATGGTAGAAATAAATCCACCCGAATCTAGCGTATGGCCTACTAGCTCGGGGAGTGTGTAGGTTTCTCCAGGTGCAATGGCGCGTGCGCTTACCAGTAAGTTACTAGCGCCAGCCGATACGCTCGCCGTTACGACGTTTACCGATAGCGTGACATTACCCGCAGTGGTGTTTGTTGCAGTGGCTTTGTCAATCACTGCCCTGCAATTGATGGCGGTGTATTGTGTGGTTTGTGTGTTCTCTGCCTGTTTAGCAGCGACCAATACTTTAGATGTAACTGTCATTTTTTATCCTTTACCAAGCTGGTATATATCTGGTCGTGCCGTTATCATTTATCGGTATCCACTTTGTAGGATTACCTGCGGTTGGTCCATTGGTCATAGTAGCTGCGGCTGCACCTGATCCGTTTGTCAGTGTGACAGACGAATCTATCAATCGCCCGGTGTTGTTTTTAAGGTCCGAGGTAATGGATGCACCGGTTGCTATCGTGATAGACCCGTCTGCATTAGTGATCGCAATATTTGACCCGGCCGTCAGACGTGCGTTTTTCCACACTCCCACGGTCGCGTCATAAATCAACAGACTGCCAGCCAATACGGTGGGGGTGATTTTGACGTTGTGCAGTTCGTCAATCTCGTAGCCGTTATCAACCTTGACGAATATCTTCCCCTGAGTGACGTGAGCGTGAATGACAAACCCGACGATAACCGTGTGAATCGGTGCGGTTGGCTTGATATTCGTCACCCTGCCAGCAGTAGTACCGGATAAATAGAGAATATCCCCATCTAACCATGTTTCACTTTGTAGTGATCCGGTTGTATTGATGTCGCGCACTATTCCGCTAGTAGTGACGAATCCCTCTAAATTGTTCGCAATGTTTTCAGTTACTAATCCGATAGTGTCGCCACTGTTCGCATCGTTATCCGCTTGGGCTAGTGCAACCTTTGGGCGCTGCCCCTGTGCGCCTGAGATTCTCACGCATTGGTAAGCGGCCTCGGTTAAATCAGCGCCTGTTTTGTTGACCACACGAATAAACTGCTCTTGACCTAATTGGAGATTGACGTTACCGCCCTTTAGCCCAACGTCAATAGTCCCGTCGGTATCGTTCCATCGCATACGCCCTACCGCGCCCGTAGTTGGGGCAGTGGTGGAAATATCGAGGTAATCAGTTTTTACATGATTGTTTACCGGGTCAGGCGCGATATATTCCAGATTCTTAGCTAGATTATCAAGCGCGTCTACTGCTTGGTTAGCTTTTGTAATAGCAGTGCCAGCGTCGGCTATAAGCTCGTCAAACCCTTTGGAGCCAATCTCGTCAACAATTGCAAACAGATTCTCAAACTGCTTTATAGATTCGTGATCCTTGAGAAAAGCAGCAAGCTGATTGCGTGTTAGGTTAAGGGTCCTCATACGCTCAAAGCCTCTAATTGAGCCTCTAGCCTTGCAAATGATAGATGCGCGTCGGTAGTGCCGTTAAACCGCTGGATTCTCCAATTACGCATTGAACCCTGCTTAAACCACACCAGTCGTTTAGTCCTGTTGCCAATTTTCCCAGCGCTTATGGTTTTGGGTTGGCTCCAAGTTATGCCATCAATGGAATATGACGTGCTTATCAGTGGATCTGCACCAAGTGCTACCCGTCCGGTAAGTGCGACAAGTTCAAGTTGATTGAATATTGCACCCATGCCAGCGTTGTAAGTAATTGACGTGCCAAACTCCCAGCGAACCGTATCGCCCCAATGAGTTCCCACGGTGTCGGTAAAGTACCCAACACCCGATCCAGATATGTCACCCACCAGCCACTTGTCATAAGCCCACACTAGGTTACGAGCGCGATATTGGCTAAAACCTGCTAATGAACTGGTAAGGGTGAACCAAACGCTGGTTTGAAGCGCTTGCGATGCGGCCAGGTCATACACCATCGTCCTATCAGGAAGGTGAACGTATAGATATTGGTGTGATCTGTCGGTTCGAGATTCAATCTTTACGCCTTGCAACTCGACTTCGGTGAACTGTTGCAGCACTAAATCAATTTCGGATGTGCTGATTTTGGTTGCTGTTGCGTTAGCACCAAGATAGATGCCGGGTGATTCGTTTCTACCACTGCCTAAGAATGCGATTGTTTCAGCGAATACGCAACTTCCATGAGTGCCGATAGCGCCCTTTTGAATCTGAGCACCAGATACCCGAGCGAAGGGAAAGAAGTCCCCGCCCACGTTGTCGAACACTTCAATGGTGTATCGGTTCA